CTCCAGTAACTCCTGCTGTAACTCCTGTTACTCCAGTAACTCCTGTAACACCTGTTACTCCAGTAACCCCTGTAACTCCTGTAACACCTGTTCCTCCAGTAACTCCTGTAACTCCTGTAACTCCAGTAACTCCTGTAACACCTGTTACTCCAGTAACTCCTGTAACACCTGTTACTCCAGTAACTCCTGTAACTTTTACAAACTACTACGGATATTGTGATTTAACAAATGCAGCACAGGGACCATTTGGCCCTTATGATATTGACTGTACAACTTTGTATAATACACAAGACAGTGCAAACGGTTATCCACCTATTGGATGGGCTTGTGGTTCAACGTCTGCTCTAGGAACTCCTGATTGCAATGCCGTTACACCAGTAACACCTGTAACACCAGTAACACCTGTAACACCTGTAACACCTGTAACACCAGGAACAACTTATTATGGTTGCTGCTCTAACGGACTAGGAGTAAGCGGATCTTATGCATCATCAGGTGCAGCAGTTACAGGATTACAAGCACAGTGTGCTGCAGATGAGCCAGTAAATAATTTAAGTGGTGGAGTCTATACATCACCACAAAGTTGTAACACACCAGTAACTCCTGTTACACCAGTAACTCCTGTTACACCAGTAACTCCTGTTACACCTTGTAATCCTGACTGGAGTTTGATTCCTCAGTCACAGTGTGCTGAGTGTGGTCTAGTGTGGTCTCCAGAATTTGGTGAGTGTATTTCTACTGTAACACCTGTTACACCTGTAACACCAGTAACACCAGTTACACCTGTTACACCTGTTACACCTGTAGCATCACAATGGTATTGCTCTACAAGAGAAAATGATGGAACTACTGCAAATTACACAAGCAGCACAGATGACACTGGTTGTTATAGTGTTGCTGCTACAACATGTGTTTATGGTCCAGCAGGAACTGCTTACCCTGCAATTCCAGCATGGCCATGTGCAGGAGTCACACCTGCTGTAACCCCAGCCGTTACACCTTCAGTAACACCTGCAGTAACTCCAGCCGTTACACCTGCTGTAACCCCAGCCGTTACCCCTGCAGTCACACCAGCAGTAACACCTGCAGTAACACCAGCCGTTACTCCAGTAGACCCCTGTGCTGACCCTTCTCTTCTAACAGCATCTCAGTGCGGTCAGTGCGGATTAGTTTGGTCTTCAGTATTTAATGAGTGTATTGAGCCTTCAGTCACACCTGCCGTTACCCCTGCAGTCACACCTGCAGTAACTCCAGCAGTAACTCCAGCAGTAACACCTGCAGTAACTCCAGCCGTTACTCCAGTAGATTGCAATACCTGTGTAAGTTACGGAGGACCATGTGGAACATACGGAAATGGAACTTGGTGTATAACACCAGGATCATGTCCAAATATTTGTCAAGGAGATTATGCTCCAGTAACTCCAGCCGTTACTCCTTCAGTAACTCCAGCAGTAACTCCAGCAGTAACACCTGCAGTAACTCCAGCCGTTACTCCTTCAGTAACACCTTCAGTAACACCTGCAGTAACTCCAGCCGTTACTCCTTCAGTAACTCCAGCATGTGATGGATGTATTAGAAATTATTGCTGGGAGCCTTGCCCATCATGCTGTGGTGGAAATTGCGGATGCTAGTCTATAGTGTATAATAGAATAAAACAACTATAGAAAGAGACATAAATGTCAGAAGAACTAACTCCTTGGCAAAGATATAAACAAAATTTAGGAGAAACTAGACCTTGGGATGTTGTAAATCCTTCAACTGAGTGGGCAACTTCCGAGGTAGCAGAAGAAAGATATTCTATATGCAAAGCATGTCCAGAACTAATTAAATTAACAAAACAATGCAAGAAATGTGGATGCTTTATGATAGCCAAAACAAAACTACAGGGTGCAGTATGTCCGTTAGGAAAGTGGTAATATGGAAAAGGTATTTTGGGAAAACGACAAAGGTATAATTTTTAACAAATACAGGGCTATCGAAAGAACAGAAATTGCACCAGGAATAATGTCTTATGAAAATGTAATACCTGAAGAGATTTTTAAAACTTTTGTAGTTGATCTTGAAGAAGGAATGAGTTCTGCAAAAATTGAATGGGGCAACGCTCACGTAAAATCTGGGGTTGGAGATGAAATAGAGTCAAAAATAGATACAGAATCTAGAGATACAAAAACTTTTGTAGTCCCACATTCAAATATAGAAAAAGATAATTATTCAACGCTAAGTGAATCATTTTATACATCACTTTCTAATATTTTTTTAGAAAATTTACAGCCTTTAGAAAAGGACTATGAGAGATTTTATCATATAGGATGCTCATGGCATGATTCTTATTCAATTTTAAAATATGGTGTCGGACAAAAATTTATTGATCATATAGATGACCACCCAGATTTTCATAGAAGAATGTCTACGCTATATTATCTCAATGATAGTTATTCTGGCGGAGAGTTGAATTTTCCAAGATTTAACCTTTCCTTCAAGCCTAAAGCAAACCAGATGATTATATTTCCATCAACATATGTTTACAATCATTCTGTATCTCCAGTCACTGAAGGAGAAAGATATGCAGTAGTTAGTTGGCTAAGATGATTTTGTCATCTTCTGGAATTACACAAGAAAAATTTCTAGATTATGAATTTGATGCAGTTTGCATTGGGGATCTTTCTATTAAAAATGACGACGGACCAGTAACAGTAATACCTGGAGAAACTTATTTATTTCAAACACATTCTGCATATGGACATTCTCTTGTTGATGTATATGCTCAGTTTAAAATTTTAAAATTAAAATATAAAGATATTAAGCCATTCTTTTACAAAACATACGAACAAGTAACTAATAAAATAACAATAGACCAAATGGATTCTCTTGGAAACAAAGATACAAATATTTTTAATATCTCAGTTGGGAACTATTTTTTTGAAAAAGTAATAATGTTTTTTGATATGAACCTTACATTTCCAGATGAGTTCTACTCAAGTAATGGGGCTACAAGAACATTGAGATATTTCCCTTTCTGTAATTGTTATTTAGGAACACTTCCTTGTGGAGAGAGTGAATATTTTAAATATAACTATTTGTCAATAGATATTTTAAAAGAAAGTTTTAAAGAATTTTTTAACGACAATAAAACAGAAAATATATTTGTTTCAAGAGAAAGATATAACAATAGATACAAACAACAAATTGATCTTTATTCAAGTAAAGATTCTTTATCCGATATGGAAAAAGAAGCCTACTCTATGGCAATGTACAGATACTCTGATAAAGACGAATATATCCAGAATGTATTTAAGAATAATGGTTATACAATTATTTATGCAGAAGATTATAGTTTGATAGAACAAATAAAAATTTTTAGTTCTGCAAAAAATATTGCAGGCCTTTCTGGTACTTGGCTATTCAATTCTTTTTGGGGAAATGAAGAAACTAATGTTTTTGAAATTTCAGCAATACCAAACCATAAATATCACTACAAAGAGTTTGCAGATTATGCTGGAGTAAAACACTCCTATATAAACGTTGTTGGTTTGCCTGAAGAAGAAACAATAAAGATAATTCAAGAAAGAATTAACAAGATAAATGAAAAATCTTTATTACAAAAAACAAATATTTCACAAGGAATTGATTTAGATATGATAAATCAGGCAATAAAAGAAAACAGAATTCATATTTTTAAGAATGTGTTTCCAAACCGACCATCGTGGGACACACTTACATCAGTTATTTCCAACTATGTCGAACAAGACTTAGAAAAGTTTCCAGAGAGATCTTATAGTTTGAGTGATTTTGTCGATGGTGAATCTTCAGACATGAGACTAAAGTGTAGGTTTTGGTCAAGGATGGCTTTTCAATTGTATGATACAGAAGATGTATACATGTCAATAATCCCAGAACTAGAGCCAGTAACAAGTTGGGGGCTTTCTCAATACGGTGCAGAGATATACACTGGAAATTTTGGACTAATTTCTTTAATGAAAAATAGAGGAGTCGTTGGAAGCAAGCATAAAGATTATGTAGATCAATTTCAATGGGTTGTTAAGGGCGAAATGATCTGGCGTACAGGAGAGAATTTAGAAAATGAGCACCATATTGTAGAGGGTGACTTTGTCTTTATCCCCAAAAATCTAACTCATGAGGTTGAAACTATTAAAGCACCAAGAGCAGCAATCAATTTAATCCTGAGAAACTAAAAGCACCCATAGGTTTTATCCTACAGGTGCCTCTAGTTCTATTATATTTTACTTGGGAAATTTACTCATCCAAAATTTGGTTCTTGGAGTGATGCCCTTCCATGAGGACCAATCTTCTCCACCATTTGTCATGTAGTATGCGATCTCTGCATTCTTGACGGGATTGAATAGTTCAGCGTTAGAGTCAAGATCAAACTTGGTTCTACGATCAGGACCAAGGGAATCAATCATATTAATTTGGAACATACCATAAGATGAGTCACCAGTCTTGTGGTTGCCGTTAAAAGCCAATGGACGACCATTAGACTCCTTTTTAGCAACTGCCCAAGCAACTACAAGGTCTTTGCCCTTGAAGCCTACTAGTGAAAGCAGTTCCTTTAGTTCCAAATCAGTCAGAGAAACCTTGTTCTCAAAACTCTCTAGTTTTTTTGCCTTAGAAACCAAAAAAACCTCTTTCGAGGTGGTTTCCGATGTCTGAGCCTGTTCCAGGCTAAGATTGTTCTTCGTATCAAGATCTGAAATAGCATTAGCAGAGTTTGACAAAACCGTTACTAGTGCTACGATACTGAGTGTGCTAATGATCTCTTTGTTTCTTTCGATAAATTTAATCATAGTTTCCTCCTTAGAAAACAATAACACCCTGGTAGGTGTTACTACCAAGTATATCATGAGATTTTTCAAAAAGCAACTCTAGAGGGTGGTATAATAAAGATTATGCCAGAATACGCATCTAATTATCCTACCTCACTTTCATACCCTATTGCCTCAGATCCTGTGAACGTACACGGAGATTTCAAGGTATTAGTTGATGCTTTAAACAATATTCTTCCACCATTAGGAATGACAAGCGTATCTTCTAAAGTTAAAAATAACTCTGGTGCTTCTTTGGCTGCTGGAACTCCCGTTTTTATTTCTGGTAGTTTGTCTGGTTTGCCAACGGTAGCAAAATATAACCCATCAAGCCCAAGCCACAACCCAGATGTTCCAATTCTTGGCATTGTACAAAAGACCATATTAAATAATGAAGATGGCGTTGTCGTTGTTTCTGGAGTTTTACAAATGAATGTAACCTCATTTGCTACAACGGTTGGAGCAAAAATATATGTTGACTCTAGCGGAAACTTAGTTGAAGGCCGTCCAGCAACTGGCCCAGCAAGATATGTTGCAGTCGTTGCAGTTCTGGGTACACAAGGTTTGCTAATTGTACAAGCAAAAGGCAACGGTACTTGGGGAGCACTTAAAGACGGATTGTCGTGATATAATAACATTATGGCTACCTTTAGAAATCAACCCACAGACTCTTATGCCCTTGGATCTGCTCCACCAGAAATTCGTTGGACAGTAGTTCGTGGAGACTCAGCAGCCTTTCGTGTTTATGTAACTAACGATGCAAGAGAGCCACTTCTTCTTGATGATTGGGAAGTTGCCATGGATGTTTATCGTCCTTCAACTGATGAGGTTATTTTATCTTTGTCCCCTGAGCCAATTGAGTTTCAAGATACAGAAGGAAGTTTTACTGTAAATCTTACATCTTCTCAATCAGAACTTCTTGAGACAGGAGACATCTTCGATATCCAACTTACAGAACTTCTATCAGAAGGCAGAGTTTGGACGGTAGCCAAAGGGTCAATGGTTATCATTGAAGATGTAACAAATTAATGCCAACAAACTTAACCCCATTAGAACAAGAGTTTTACAGAACAACACACAGGCTTGCTCATACTCAAATCAAAGACCTTGATGTTAAAAGAATAAGAATCGATCACTTCCAGCCAAAGGCTAGAGTGGAAGAGGTTTTACCTTTTAGAGTTCAGTTTATTAACGTAAGTCTGTTTGGATACTCTAAGACAAATCCACCACCAATTCCATTACAGGTTATTGGCTACAGCAACTACATTCTCTAATAGTACTATTAAAAGGGATGATATAATCACTACATGGCTAAAGTATCAATCCCAGCAGTTAAGAGTCTATTTCAAACAGGTGATAGACCAACTCAAGAAAACTATGAAGATTTAATCGATACCGCTACAGCACAGTCAACAGACCTTGGCTCAGCAGGTAACAATGAAAACACAATCAACGGTATTGAGAACTTAACTGTTATTGATAACTTTGATGCTACAGTTTGGCGTATGGTGAAGTATATTATTTCAATATCAAAGACTTCAGCAGGGGACAACAAGTTCTACGCAACTGAAATGACAATTCTTGTTGACGGTACAAATGTATCAGTCAGCGAGTATGGAACAATCGACAATGATGGGAATATTGGCACCATTAATGTCTCTCGCACTGGAAATACCGTGGCTATTACAGTCACTCCAGATCCTGCGATCAAGCCAGTCACAGTACGATATGCTCGTATTGGACTTAAGGCATAATAAAAGGAGATATAAAAAATGGCAACAGTAAATAAAGATTTTAAGATTAAGAGTGGACTCGTCGTTGAAGGCCTACAAGGTACAATCAACGGTGAAATCATCCTTACAGAAAACGCAGGAGATCAATACATCCTTGACCTCATTGGCGGAGAAACACTTGTAAAGTCAGTTTCAAATGAATTTGATGTAAGCGTTGCTGGAGAACTTTCAATTGATCGTGCTACAGTAGATGCTTATTACGATGCAGCAGGAGATGCTGCAGCAGCAGAAACAGCAGCAAACCTATACACAGATGGTAGAGAAACAGCAATCACAACTGCTTACGAAGCATATGCTGACCAAGCGGAAGTAGACGCTAAGGCTTATACAGATACTCGTGAAATTGCAATTACATCTGCTTATGAGTCATACGCTGACACAGCAGAAACAGATGCTAAGGCATACACAGATACTCGTGAGACTGCAATTACAACTGCTTACCAATCATACGCAGATACTGCAGCAGATGGTGCATTGCTTGGAGCAAACACCTATACAGACAATCGTGAGATTGCAATTACAATGGCTTACGAAGCATACGCTGACCAAGCAGAGTTAGATGCAGTTGCAACTGCAAATGCATACACAGATACAGAAATTGCAGCACTTGTAGATTCTGCACCAGCACTTCTTGATACACTCAATGAGTTAGCAGCAGCGATTGGAGACAATCCAAACTACGCAGTAGATCTTGCTGCATCAGTTGGAGAAAAGGTAGCCAAGGCTGGCGACACAATGACAGGTGCTTTGACACTTTCAGGTGCACCAACAAGTAACCTGCATGCAGCAACAAAGGCATATGTTGATACAGCAGAAACAGACGCAGTTTCATCTGCTAATTCTTACACAGATGGTGAAATTACAACAGCACTTTCAACTGCTCAAGGGTACGCAAACACTGCAGAAGCAGATGCTAACTCTTACACAGATGGAGAAATAACAGATGCTCTTGTAACTGCTCAAGGTTATGCAAGCACTGCACAGGACAATGCACAAACATTTGCAACAAATGCAATTAATGGTCTTGACACAGATGATATTGAAGAGGGAGCAACAAACCTTTACCACACAGATGCTCGTGCAAAGGCTTCAGCAGCAAACCTTCTTCTTAATGCATCACTAACAAATATCGCAATTACAGGTACAAGCACTACAGGTCTTATCATCACCGCAGAAAACGGTGTAGCAGATTCTGATACTGACGATCTTGTGGAAGGTTCAACAAACCTCTACTTCACAGATGCTCGTGCAGTAGATGCTCTTGAAGCAGTTGTTCCAAATTTCACAGCAGTTGAGTTAAACTCAGTTGCTAAGCAGGTTGCAGCAACACTTTCAGCACCTACAGCAGGAATTCAAGTAGCCCACGCTTTTGCTAAGGCTGACTACCGTTCTGCAGAGTACCTTGTAAAGGTTGCTTACGGAACACATACTGAAATCTCAAAGGTTCTTTTGACACTTGATTCTTCAGATAACATTGCAATTACTGAATACGGAATTGTTGGAACAAATGGCTCAGCGTCATCAGTTTCTGCAGGTATCTCAGGATCAAATGTACAACTTCAGGTAACAACCGTTAACAATAACTCAACAGTTACTGTTATGGGAACACTTCTTAAGTAATAAAAAATAAAAATAGTTGGAAGAAGGAGTAGTAAATGGCAATAGTCGACAAAGACTTCAAGGTCAAGAATGGGTTAGTCGTAGCAAACGGCGGTACATTCGGAGATGCAGTAACAGTAGGAGAACCAACTCTTGCTGATCATGCAGCAACTAAGGCCTATGTAGATTCACTAACAGGCTCTATGTCTGTAGGTCCAACTGCTCCTTCTTCACCAACTAATGGAACACAGTGGTTAGACACTGGAACAAACAGAGTTAATTTCTATTACAATGGAGCATGGTATACCCAAGCAACTATTGATGATACAAATAACTTACCACAGCACATTCACGATACCGCAATTGATGGAACTGGTTTCATAGTATCCCAGTTCTATGAAGGTGGATCATTCAATAGCCCATTGGGTGTAGGTTTGGATGCAGGTGGACCCTCAACAACAGAGTGGACAGTTGTATTCGATGGCGGTAGCGTAGTAGATAACTTCAACTAAAAAATTGATGTTATAATAAGATAAGTTAATGGGCAGCCCCCATAAGGAGAATATATAAATGGCAACAAGAATGCAACAGCGCAGAGGAACTGCAGCACAATGGACGGCTGCAAACCCAATTCTAGCAGCAGGTGAAATCGGATTTGAAACAGACACAAGCAAGTTCAAGATGGGTAACGGATCATCAACATGGACTGCCCTACAATATTTTGCTAATGCTTCAGAATTAGCAGCAATCATTGGCGATGGCGCAATGCCAGCACTTCTCAATTCTCTTGATGAGTTGGCCCAAGCAATTGGCGACGACCCACAGTTTTATTTGACAGTTGGACAAAACCTTACAAACCACCAAAATGACTCAACAATGGTTCACGGAATTGTAGACACTGCTCTTCTAGCAACAACTGGAGATGTTAACACAGCAGCAACAGGTGCTGCAACAGCACTTTCTGCTCACGAAGCAGACACAACTCTTGTTCATGGTATTGCTGATACAGCACTACTAGCAACAACAGGAGATGTTGCTACAGCAGCACAAGGTGCTGCAACAGCACTTTCTGCTCACGAAGCAGACACAACAAACGTACACGGAATTGCAGATACTGCAGCCCTTGCAACTAAGACTTATGCAGATGATGCAGTAGCAGCACAAGCATTGTTGACAACAACAGAAATTGGAACCCACAACTCAGATACAACAAACGTACATGGAATTGCGGATACTTCTCTTCTAGCAACAACAGGAAATGTATCAACTGCTAAGACAGAAGCAATAACTGCAGCAGGAGAAGCAGCCGATTCAGCATTGTCTTCACATAATTCAGAGACATCAAATGTCCATGGAATTAATGACACAACTGTTCTTGTTACACAGCAACAACTTACAGATGCAGTTAATGGCGCAACAGTAGATCAGTCAGCACTTGCTGGTGTGGGTCTTGACTGGAATGCTGGAACAGAAGCATTTGATATTGATTCAACAGTTGCAACAAAGACATATGCAGATGATGCAGTAACAACACACAATACTGATACAACAAATGTTCATGGAATTGCAGATACATCTCTTCTAGCACTTAAGTCAGAGGTTGAAGCAGTAACAAAGACTTCACTCGGCCTTGGGAATGTTGATAACACTTCTGATGCTAATAAGCCAGTATCAACAGCACAGTCTTCAGCAATCGCAACTGCAAAGGCAGAAGCAATCGCAGATGCAACATCACAGGTTAACGCACTACTAACAGGAGCACCAGCAGCCCTCAATACACTTGATGAACTTGCTGCAGCACTTGGAGATGACGCAAACTTTGCAGCATCAGTAACAACAAATCTTGGACTAAAGGTAGATTCTTTAACACCAATTACTCAAAAGACAGCATCATATACACTTTCATCACTAACCGAAAGAGATGATTTAATTGAGATGGGTTCAGCATCAGCAATGACACTAACAATCCCAACAGATGCAACACTGAATTTCCCAATCGGAACATCTATTGACATTCTTCAAACAGGAGCGGGACAAGTAACAATCGCCCCCGTATCAGGAACAGTCACAGTAAATGCAACACCTGGCTTGAAACTTCGTACAACTTGGTCATCTTGTACTCTCTTTAAGAGAGCAGCAAATACATGGGTTGTCTACGGCGATCTGACAGCGTAATACAAAATTCAATAAGAAATTAGGAGATAAAAAATGGCAGCAGGTAAGAAGATAGGTAAGAAGTCCCAAGCGTCAAATGACTTTTTGGAGCCATTAGCACCAACAGGTGTTACAGCAACAAATATAGGAACTGGCAGAGCATTTAATGATGGTGCTGCATCAGTTTCATTTTCTTTACCTGCGCTTTCTCCTGCAGCAACTTCATACACAGTAACAGCAAGTACAGGACAAACAGCAACTGGTTCATCTTCTCCAATTGGAGTTGGAGGAATCGCTTCTTCTGCATCTGTAACTTTTACAGTAACAGCAACTAATGCTGCTGGAACATCTGCTGCATCTGCTGCCTCTGCTGCAGTAACAGTAACAACTGTTCCAGCAACTCCTTCAGCACCAACTGCAATAGCAGGAGTAGACGCTGACTCAGTTTCTTGGACAGCCCCAGCAAACGGAGGAAGTGCAATCACTTCTTATGTATGGGCAGCATCAGATGGAAAAACTAATTCTACAGCAGGAACATCTGTATCAGTTGGTCAAGAAGCAAGTACTGCACAGACATATACTGTTAGAGCAATAAACGCTAATGGAACATCTGGTACATCCCCAGCATCTAATAGCGTAACCACAATTGCTCCGTTCTTCCCATTCTTCCCTCCATTTTTCCCCCCATTCTTCCCACCATTCTTCCCACCGTTCTTCCCATTCTTCCCGTTCTTCCCACCGTTCTTCCCACCTTTCTTCCCACCGTTCTTCCCACCTTTCTTCCCGTTCTTCCCACCTTTCTTCCCACCTTTCTTCCCGTTCTTCCCACCTTTCTTCCCACCATTCTTCCCGTTCTTCCCACCGTTCTTCCCATTCTTCCCGTTCTTCCCATTCTTCCCACCATTCTTCCCGTTCTTCCCATTCTTCCCACCGTTCTTCCCATTCTTCCCGTTCTTCCCATTCTTCCCACCGTTCTTCCCATTCTTCCCGTTCTTCCCACCGTTCTTCCCACCAACATTCTCTAGCAGTGGCTGTTCTGGATGTATCAGAAGTTATTGCTGGCAAGCATGTCCAGGTTGCTGCGGTAGTTGTGGGTGCTAATAAATATGTTATACTATAATAAAAGGAGATCTAAACTATGTACGCAATAATTGTTAAAGATACTGCAGATACCTATGATGTAATCGCAGCACTTAGAACTACTGAGGAAGTAAGAACTTCTCTTGATTCTGAGTGGGACAAGGGTCTTCCTGTAATTGGTATGGACATAAACAGCCACAAGGCAACAGCCACAAAGGGCTCAACTTGGAACGGGACATCATTTGATGGAACAGCAAACGAAGGCTTCTTAGCACTAACACAAGCAGAAAAAGACTCATACAAGCAGTATGGCTTTTTATGTGATAACAAGATTATCCATAGAATGAGTGTCGATGCTGATAGCGAAAAGGCAGAACTTTTTGATGCAGCATTTTCTGGAGAAGTATTTTTGGTAAAATGTATTTTTGCTGTTAACGGAACAAAAGTTACATATAATAAAACAACTAGAGAAATATCACCAGTTTAATTAGATATTTTAAAGCAGTTGTTCTGTGATATAATATAGTCATAGCCAAAGCAAAGGAATTATATGACAACTTATGATGAAAACGATACCCCTTGGTTCACCAAGGATAGGTCAGAGACAGCAATAAATAGATATCCATCAAGAACTATTGGAAACAATATTTTCGTTGAAAACCCAGCATTGGGAATTAATCTATATAGAAATGTATTTTCAAAGGAAGATTCTGAAAGATATATAAAGATTCTAGAATCAAATTTGGGTGGAAACGGAAAATATAAGTGGTCAGAAGCAAAAGTAACTAACTCTGATGTACCAATAAAGAAAGCAAGAGATGCTGTAGATTTTAGGTTTAAGCAAGAAAATTTGGGTCCAAAAGATGAACACAATTCTGAATTAATTGATTTGCATGAAGAAATCTATCAAAAGTTAAAGTTCTGTGTTGACGATTATGCACGGTACTGGGGAATTAATGTTACGTACTATGAAGCATTTAACTTTGTAAAGTATGAGGGAGAAGGAACACACTTCAATATTCATGCTGATCATGGCCCAATGTACAACTGCACGGTGTCTGCTGTTATTTATATAAATGAAGATTACGAAGGTGGAGAGATTAAGTTCCCAAGAATGGACAACTATACACATACTCCAAAAATAGGAGACATTGTCCTTTGCCCATCAAATTATATTTATGAGCATGCATCTTTGCCAATGAAAAAGGGAACAAAGTATTGTGTTGTCGTAATGACAGACATTAACGAACTAGGACACAAGTAGTGTCTCTGGTTGCAAAATTTAGATCATTCAGGCCATGGCTAGATAAAGAAAATGTCTCTGTGCCAGTACCAACACAAAAAGAAATGCCAGATTGGTATAAAGATGCAGACAGATTTGCTAAAATGCCAAATGGAGAATACTACAAAGCACCAAAAGAAGTTTGTCCATTTCCTAAAGAAGGCACAACAGATGACTATGGAAAGATCCCTACATGGAAAGCATGTCCTGCAATTATGGATGCGTTTGCAACTGGCTATGTATTTAAAACTCCTTGCGATCTAACCTTTGCTAAAAATTCTCAGGGGATAATTAATGTAACAATTGATGACCCCAAGTATAAAGACTTTTGCACTCAGAGACCACCAATGCCACAGTTTGAGCATCCAAAGGGATACTATCAATATCATTTTGCCTGGAGTTCTCCATGGGGCTTAGAGTTGCCAGAAGGGTATAGTGCATTATTCATGACTCCAATGAATAGGTTTGATCTTCCATTTCTAAATACAACTGGTGTCGTAGATTCTGATAAGGTACACCTTCTTGGAAGTTTTCCATTTTTTATTGTAGAAGGTTGGGAAGGAACGCTTCCTGCTGGAACACCTTATATGCAGGTGCTTCCATTTAAAAGAGAAAATTGGGAGCATGAGATAGAGATTTTAGGGCAGTCTGACATATATGGTAAAATGGTAGATAACGCAAAATTCTATCGGCAACCTGATGGAGGAGTGTATATTAAAAAAGTTTGGTCCCGCAGAGAATACAAATAGGAGATAAAAATGAAAACATGGACAGATAAAGAAGATCTTGGCAATGGAATTATTTGTTATAGAGGCGTAATTAAAGAAGAGTTTGATGTAATCAACAGACTTGAGGCCAATCTAGGATCAGTTGCTGGATATGGAGAATTGTCAGAAGAAGGCAAAAGATATCATTGGATGCCAGCATATGTAGGATATCAGCAACTTATGCCAGACTACAGAGACTGCGTTGATTTTAAGTTTAAGAAAACAGACATAGAGTTAGATAAAAGCGAAGAGTCTTTAAATCTGCAGGCATTGTGGCAAGATGTTTATGATGCACAACATGCAGCAGTAGAAGATTATAGAAGAGACTACAATATTATGCCACTTAAGTATTGGGAGGCATTTAATTTTATTAAGTATGGACCAGGCCAACACTTTAAAGAACACCATGATCACGGCTATTCCTATAACTGCACTCTCTCACTAGTTGCATATGTAAATGATGATTATGATGGTGGAGAGTTATTCTTTAGACTACAGGGCTTAAACATTAAGCCAAAGGCTGGAGACCTTTATATCTTCCCGTCAAACTTTATGTATCCTCACCAAGCAATGCCAGTACACTCTGGAACAAAGTATTCAATTGTAACTATGTTAGATTACAGCAAAAAGTATCATACACCAGATATGTATGATTCAAAATGGGATCAAGAGTAATGCTAAATATCTCAGTAGAAAAGATGCCTGGTAGTAATTTTAAGATTAGTCCAATGTCAATTAAAAGAGACTGGATGGATCTTACATCTGAACACCATGCCTACAGATGTTTTCCAGTAACACAGGCAAATGTAATTGGTTGGAATCTTTCATGCACAGAAGATATTGAGTTTGAATGGGATGGAATAAATGATCAAACAGATCAGCATGTAACAATATTTAGTCCACAAGGTTCTTATGCTGGGAGAGGTCAGTCTTCTATAAGTTTAAATACTAGTTTGGTTTTTAAAACAGATCCTGAAGTTAGTATCTGGACAATTAACCCAGTAAACTATTTTAGCGAAGACTTTGAGACAATGTCTAACTTAGTTAGCACATCATTTTATCCTAATCCACTGCCATTAGCAATTAGAGCAAGAAAAGCAAATCAAAGAGTAGTTATAAAAGCAGGAACTCCAATAGCAACTATTATCCCTATATCTTTAACAAGTTTAAATAATACCACAATAGAACTTGTTGAATACAAGGATGAGGATAGATCAAAAGAAAAAGCAAACATGGATTACGGCATAGCAGCACAAGAAATAAACAAATCTGGACAGTGGACAGACTGGTATAGAGACGCAGTCAATGAAAAAGGAGAAAGTTTGGGCTCTCATGAAGTAAAAGCATTAAAACTTTCAGTTAAAGATAATATGAATGGTGATACAATATGAACATGGACGAATATAAAGTAGTACAAAGAAAGCCATCGATCACACCTTCTGGTTGGTTTGGTAACAGTAAAGATATGATTGTTGAGTTAGAAAACTTTATGACAGAAGAAGAGATAGAGTTTTTAGAAAAGGCTGCAAAGTCATTAACAATTTGGGATGTTACCGAAAGCCACGTAAATGAAAATGGAACAGTTGTTTATGATTCAGACTATTGGAAAGACAGAGTTGCTACTAGTCCAACATTGGATAAAAATAACCCAGCAATTGCCCCAATAATTGCAGGACTATTTGAAAGACTACAGCCAATCGTTGAAGAGTTTTACAAGGTAAAGGTTATTCCTACTGGCACAACTATTGTTAGATGGCTTCCAGGGCAGTTTCAAAAGCCTCACGCAGACAAGGAACTGCATGAAGGTCCAGATGCAGGACTTCCAAATGATTTTCCAAACTACGATCTTTCAAGTCTTTTCTATTTAAATGAAGACTATGAAGGAGGAGAATTGTACTTCCCATTGCAAGGTGTTCAGTTTAAGCCAAAGAAGGGTGCTGCTTACTTTTTCCCAGGGGATAAAGAGTATGTTCATGGAGTAACAGAGATTAAGAGTGGCATTAGATACACATGTCCATTCTTCTGGGAGATTACAGAACATACAGGAGACAGAAAGCCGTGACAAAGTCCTTTAGTGTAGTTGAGATATATCCAAAGATTTTTGTATACAAAGGTCTTTTTAAAGATATTGATAAAACGTATAGCCTTTTAAAAGAGTCTAACGGAGAAGAAGATGGGCTTTTTAGTCCTTGGACTCCGTGGTCTAAATTTGGTGAATACATTAATCCAATATTTAAAGGATACAACGATAACCTAAAGATAGCGCATGCTGAAAAAGTAGAAACTTTAACAGAAAAGCAAGAAGAGCATAAGCAAGTTCTTTTAGAGATTCTTAATAATTTTATGATAGCGACAAAGGATTATATTGCAAAAAACAATGTTGAGTTTGATGAAAATAAAATTGTTCCAGACATCAAAGATCAAAATGGAAATATAATTAGCGACTGGGAATACACTGGTCCATCTATTGCAAGATATACCCCAGATATTGAAGATTCCGTAGCAATGACATACCATACAGACTACATAAGAGAACCAATCGTAAGCCCAGGACACAAGTTTGCAATTACGGCTTTAACATATTTTAATGACGACTATGAAGGTGGAGAAATTGACTTTATAGTAAACGGAGAAGCGTATATGTATAAGCCAGAGGCTGGAGATCTTCTTGTTTTTCCATCAGGTCATCCAGATTTTCTAATGTCTGAAAAGTACATATATCTTCATGGAGTTCTGCCAGCAAAAAATAAATCAAAATATCTTTCAAGAATGTACTGGACAAAGTATTCTCTTGGTGCTCCAGAGTGGTTTGAAAATGAAGAAAAGTTTGGGAAAGAAAATTGGCAAGAAATGCAAAAAGAAATTATGCAAAAATTTAGAGATGACAATCCTAATAAAAGTAGTGCTGATAAAGAAAGAAGGATAAAATGAATCTAGATAACAAAAAAAGAATAACCAAAGACATAGTTGTTTATGAAGACTTTGTTGATGCAGAGACTGCTGCCAAACTTGTAAAGGTTTTGGACAAGCATGCAGAACTTGGGCTGATTACGTGGATGCCCATATCTTTCTATGAGTCTTATTCTTCAGTATTGCCACAAGACAATGATGAGCATGTAGAGAATGCAGGATTGCCAAGTGATATATTCTCACAAATCAAGCAAGGAATCGTTGATGCTGTTGCCAGTGTTCATGACCTTGATCCAAAGATAATTTCTCAGATTGGATACCACACACAAAAGTGGGAGCCAGGAGCATACGCAAGAAAGCATTCTGACAATACAGACGAGCATGGACACTCTGGTGCTTTTACAAGAAGTCGCTATGCAGCATTCTTGTATTTAAATGATGATTTTGAAGGTGGTATGTTGCAGTTCCCAGATCAAGATATAAGCCTTCAGCCTAAAGTTGGAATGCTTGCTGCATTTGACGGGGGATTTAACAACATGCACGAAGTAACCCTTATTACCAGTGGAGTTAGATACACCATTGGCTCATTCTGGGATGATCGTGAAGAAGATGCTTATCCTCAAGAATTAAGAGATGCTTGGGCTGCAGAAATGAAAGAGACTAGAGCCAAGCAAGAAATTGAAAGAGCAGAATGGCAAGAACTATTAAAGCAAGGCTGGAAGTTAGATGCTGATGGAAATAAGTATAAGGCTGAGGATCTGTAAATGGAAGCATTCTTAAAAAAAGAGTTTGATGATGCTGGTTACGATACTGAGGTTTTTCATGACCAGGTTTTGTTTGTAAAAGATTTTTTACAACCAGAAGAACTAGAAACCATCTTAGAGATAATTGAGACCACTCCAAACGAGGATTGGTCGATAGAGTACACAAAAAATCTTGCTAGATTCTGTATGGAAAAGTTTGGAAGAGATGACGTAGACAACCTTGTTGCTGAAGGAAAATTTGAAATTACCCAGGGATGGGAAGATAAGAATCTAAATATTACTACCAAGGAAATAAGTATGACTCTTCAGGGTAGGCTTGGAAAACTTTTAGAATTGGCAGACCCATCTCTAGAACTTGCTGGTTTCGGAACACTTCAAAGAATGCAGGCTGGGGTTGAGTTAAAGTCTCATACAGACCAGCATACTGATCCATCCATTAGATATGCTGCTATACTATATATTAATGATGACTATAAGGATGGAACTTTGTTCTTCAAGAATAAAGAAAATTCAGACTTTAGACCAAAGCCAGGAACATTGCTTATTTTCCCAGGAAACGAAGAATATGAGCATGGAGTAAGGTTTGTAGGAGAAGGACCCATAAGATATGTTACCGTAGGATTTATGAAAGTAACAGGTTTTT